TTGATTTTGATGCTGGCGTCCAGCTCTGCCTGCGTGATCTCTCTGATTTCGCTTTTTGCGGATTTCCCGCCGCCGCCGCCGCCGCCGCCAGCTGCTGCGCGCGGCCGTCGCCTGCCAGCTGCGCTGCGTGCCTGCACTCCCGCGATGATGTCAGGGGTCAATGCAGGCCCCATCGACCGCCTCGTCATGCGACGCTGTCCAGCTGGGGGCATGTCTGCCAATCCGCCACCGGTCGCGATTGGACCGGCTTGCGCCAATGCACGACCAATTAGGTCCCAGTCGACGCTTTTGACAATGTCATTCAAAAAGCGAACGGCAGACGTCAATGCCTGAACGCCAGAGATAATCGCCGGCAATGCAAAATCTGCAGCCGTCAACTTCAGATCCTCGACAGCAATGCTTAGGTTTCTAAATTGCTGCTCGGGACCCTTCAGTGCTTCTTCCAACTTGGATGCCCCATCCCTCTCAATGCTGCGCAAGGCATCAATGACGATGTCGCTGGTGATCTTCCCTTCTTTGGCCAGCTCACGGATCTGTCCAACGCCAACGCCCATCTCCTTGGCGATCGCCTGAACCACCACTGGCGTCTGCTCAAAGACGCTGTTCAGCTCTTCGCCGCGCAGAACCCCAGTCCCCAATCCTTGACTCAGCTGCAGGAATGCAGCGCCAGCTTCTTGTGCATTGGTGCCGCTCAGCTTTGCCGCGGTATTGAAGCCGTTGTAGACCGTCGTGATCTCGTCAAGGGTCAACCCGATCGGTCGGAGCCTGGCGTAGATCTGCGCAAACTCTTGATTCGCCTGAGTCTGAGTGATGCCAAACCTTTGAGCGGCTTGGGCGGCTGCATACTGAACTTGCGTAAAAGCGTCGAAGCCTTGACTCAGAGAACGCAGGCGACGCTCTGACTCGATCGCCGCGATGCCGGTGTCAACGATTGACCGCGTGGCCAACACGATGCCGGCCGTGGCAGCTGCAACTGCTGCCAGGCGCCCGGGGAGCGCTTGAAGACCCTGCAACGCACCTGCGCCACCGCCCGCTGCCGAGACGTCTGATGCTGCCCTCAGCTTTGCCTGCAAGCGATCGATGTCGTTGCCTAGTCGCTGATACGCCTTGCTATTCAGCTCAACACGATCGCGCAACGAAGTCAGTGCTGCGATGTGCTGCCGGATCCCTGCGGTCGTATTTCCAGCCTCCCGCGCCATGCGGTTGATCTGGATGTTCATCTGGCCCAGCTGGGTCTTGCTCAACTGAGCCGTGCCTTCAAGGCCCTTCAGGCTGCGGCTGAACGCGCTGATCTGGTTGGCGCCGTCAACGTTGACCTTAAGTCGAAATGCCGCGTCACGGTTCAGCGCCATCTCATTTCCCCTGATCGTTAAGTTTTACGATGGCGGCGGCCTCCATCACTTGCAGCCCCTCCAGCAGCGCGCGTGGGTCGTCCACTGCATACAGTCTAAAGAGCCACTCAACTGCACCATAGTCAAGTCCGACCAAGCCGTTCATGGCTGTGCGCCATTGAGTTTGGACGCGCAAGAACATCTGGATCGTAGGCCAGTTTTCTGGCAGGACTTCAAAGTCGAGATCTTGCGGCCGCTCCGGATCAGGCAAGGCAAGGCCAAAGGCGGCCGCATCGTCGGCTGTTTGATCGACGACGCTGCCACCTGCCCAATGCTCGGCGGCCTCTATCAGTTTTTTCGCTTGGCTCCCTGCAGACTGTCGAAGTAAGCCAGCACGATCGCGCCAGCCAACATTGGAACCTCCAGCAGATCTGCCAAAGCGCTTTGGCTGAATGGCACGTCCTTACCGTTGTCATCGGTAACGCCAGACCATCCGACCAAGACTTCGGCGGCCACATCGCCATCAGTCATGCCATCGGACCCGATGCCTTCACTGATCTCCCGGATGCGGGTCTGAGAGATCTGCTTGAACTCACAGTCAAAGGTCTGGCGCTCAAAGCGGCCGCCATCGACTGGAATGTCGAAATGGACCGGCCAGCTGTAAGAGCCAGACTTTTTTAGGACGAATGCCACGCGGATCAGGTGTAGACGATTGACAGCTCATCATTGCCTGCACTGGTCGGAACCGCAATAAAGGGGATGTTCAGCATCTGGATCCCGTCCTGATCGCTGTAGGTCAGGTTGCCCAGGTCAGACTGAGCGGTCGTGATCGTGACGATGTTCCCTGCAGTTGTGCCGTGCTGGAAGTCAATGCTGCCAGTGCTGCTGCCAGTGGCTGCCGTGAAGAAGTCCTTAGCCGCGATGGTTGGGGCCTCGATCACAACGGTGCCGTTAGGTGCGCGGTTGGTGATCAGGATCTCCTTGGTGCAGCCGACCAGCTCGCGATAGATGACATCGTTCGCCATCGAGAAGCTGTAAGACTGCATACAGCCGCTATAGGAGAAGATATCGAAGCTGGTTGTGTTGCCCTGCTTGAACAGCAGCGGGGCCGCTTGGTTGGCATAGGTGGGGGTCGGCAGAGTCTCGTCCGTGGGGGCGTTGTAGATGCCGGTCATCGTGAACGCGATGACAGGGATCTGACCAACTTCACCGGTGATCTCAAAGGTGCCGCGGCAGCCCGTCAGCTTGTGACGGATGCCGTCTTCGTGGTAGTGAATGGTGCAGCTCTCAAAGCCAGCGCTCTCGGGCGCGTAAGTGGCGCTGGTGCTGGTGACCAGCGTCTCGCTCAGGCCGCAGCTGCGGAGCACCGGACCATAAGCGGGGGCGGTGCCAGCAGTGCCAGAACCGGCCAGCTCAACCTCAAAGCTGACTTCAACGCGAACCTGCGCCAGCAGTTGATCGGCTTGGCCCATGTACGGCCGCACCAGATCGCGGTTCACCGTGTCAGCAACCAGCGGCTGGATCTCAAGATTGCGCACCAGGATCGCGTTGCTGCTGCCGGTCGGCGAAGAGTCGGTCCCGTATGTACTTTCAATCTTCGCCAGAATCAGGCGTCGGCGAGTCAGAACTGATGCCATCGGAGGCTACCTCGGAGGTTGGATGAGGGGCCGGCTGGGTCCGCTCGACGAGCTTTCGCTTGCCGGTTTTGGGATCGACCAGATAGCTGCCGCCCTGGCCTTTGTGTTCGTCCATTATCGTAGCTGCTACGGGCTGAGGGATAGATCGGCCACTCTGGTCCGATACCTGACAGCGTAGTCGCAACTGATCACACCGCTTGGCTGATCAGCCTCGACCAGATCAAAAGAAACCGAAACGGGCTGCACATCGTAGGCATTGCCGCCAAGGGTGAGATCGGCCATCACCTTGGCGTGCAGGCTTTCGACTGTTGCATCAGCCACTTGGTCCGGGATGTTACCGCGGACGATCACCGAGATCCGAACGGTCAGCGTCCAGTCCAGCGTCGGCAGGCTGGTGTTCTGCTCGGCCGTGTCGCTGATCGGTTCGACCACGATTGCCGGCAGCTCGCCTCTGGTTAACGGCTCGACGCGGCTGCGGTAGATCCGCGTGCTGACGCCAGTTGTATTGGTTAACGCCGTGCGGATCGCCGCCAGGATGGTCTCGCGTTTGGTGGCCATGGCTTAAGCCGATGCGACTTGGACAACAGTGCAGATGATCCCAGGAATGCTGGGATGCGGCGGACTGGTTTCAGCTGGCTCCGCGTGGATGTACGCCGCCACGTTGCTGGTCATCCACATCAGCTCGATGTAGTCGTTTGCGGCCAGGGGAGTGACGAAGTTAACGCAACCAATCACGTTGCCGTCAACGTTGCCATGCCTTGCGATGATGCTAAATCGGCTGTCGCTGGCCGGCACGTCACCAGCGCTGCCTTCGTTGTTCTTGCGCAACCAGACGTTGATGTCGTGAATTTCGTTGTCCGTATTGCTGAACTGGATCGAGAACGTGAGGCTGTACACGCCAGCGTGATCGACCGTGATGCGGCCGTCTGAGATGATTCTTACGGCCCGACTGGCGTTGTCAGCTTGCCGCAGCTTGATTGCGTAGGCCGTGTTAGCCAGCGCCGCCACTTGCGATGTGCCATCCCAGAAAGAGCCCCAATAGCCAGGACAGCCGTGATACGGCAGGCTTGACCATGGCGACCGGCCGTTGCCAATCTTTAGGTTGCTGGTGTCACTTTCAAGGCCAGGCTCGCCGGCCATCAGCACCGGGTTCAGCGTTGCCCACTGGCTGCGTGTGTTGACCTTGAAGGGGCTGCTCATGTCTTCTGCAAAGCGATCTGAACAAACTTGCCGTCATCGATCAGCATCGTCTCGCGCACGGTGTAGGCCGCGCCATCAACCGTGATAGAGCTGCCGCGGATCAAGGTGCCGAAGTTGGATGCCCGTGCCGTCAAGGTGTAGTCAGTGCTGAGCACCATGCCATCGCTCAGGATCTGGCTCGGCATGTCCAAAATCCCATTAGCAGTAACGGCGCCAGCTGTGCAGCTGACGCCGAAGTCTGCCAGGAAGATGTCCAGATCTTCCGTGATCGCCATCAGCTGTACTTCTTCGAGCCGAGAGCGACCACGGAAACAGCGCCGGTGCCAGTGCCGCCGGTCACCGTGAAGAGCACGCGAACATAACGACGCAGGTCGTTGCTGTTCAGGTAAATCTTCTCCTGGAAGGCGGTGTTAGCAGCAGCAGCAGTGAAGCCGCCACCGGTCACATCGACGAAGTCGCCAGCGGTGGTGGTGTTGCTGTGCTGAATCTTGGCGGTCAGGGTGACGCCAGAGCCAGCGGCAGCTGCGTCAATGATGAAGGCAACGTCGCCTTCGTAATCGACCAGGTCAACGTTGGCGGGTGTGCCAGCGCCGGTCGATGCGACCACTGCATTGTTATGCAGCTCGAGCAGATCGGTTTTAGATCCGAGGTTGTGAATGGTCATGGTTTCGCCCTCCGTCGAGGGGATGATGGTTTGCGGGGCGGCTGAGCAATAGTCTCAACCACATCGGCCACCTGGGCGGCGGCCTCGATTGCTTTGCCGATGCCGATCAATAGCTTGGCGTCGGAAGGGGATGCCTCAATGACATCCCCAACACGAACCACCCGGCCCGCCAGCATCGTTTGCCGTAGGACCTCGATCAACATCAGAGGGTGTCAGCGCCGCGGCTGAAGGACTCAGGATGGCGGACGGCGATGTCCACATCCTGCATAGCAACCACGCGAACCGTGCCGCTGGTGCTGTTGCTGTAGGGGTCAACCATGATGTCGAGGCCGCTGAAGTAACCGATGATCAGGTCGGCAAAGTTGCCGAACCACAGATCGCCGGCTGCCACTTGGTTGGACAGCACGCCGCGGTAACCGTTGACCTCGTTGCCCTCCATGACGAACATGCCGGAACCGGCGTCCTTCTTGGTGGTCTTGAGGCCGCCGCGCATGGCAGCGTTCATCAGGTAGACAGGGCTTCCGAGCAGTGCGTTGGCGGTTGCCACGTCGCTCTCGAGTGCCACCACTTCCTCGAAGGTGGGAGCAGCAGCTGCAAAGTTCTCGGTGCCGATGCCGGTGGTGAACTTGAGGCCCAGGGGCTCGCTGTTGCTACCTGTGCCATACAGGCCAGCCAGGTCGATCTTGAGCGCCAGAACGCTGGCGAGATCAGTGCGAACCATGTTCTCCACGTCTATGGAGGACTGGATCATCAGACGGCGGCTGTAGTCGGTGTAAGCAGCCACGGTCTTGGGGGTCAGGCTGACCTGATCCACGGTCTGCTGCGACTCGGTAGGAGCGCCGCTCTCAGCCACCCAGTAGGCGGTGGCAGCACCCGACTGGCGGGGGATGGCGACGTTGCCGGTCAGGCCGGTCAGCACGGTGGCGCCAGCTTGATCCAGTGCCGAAGCGTTGCGCAGCAGGTCGATGAAGCTGCCAGCGTCGAGCATGGTCTCGACCAGGTTGCCGCCGGCGGTGGCAGCGCCAACGTTCAGGTCACGACGCAACACATCCTGAGGGATGGTGATGCCACGGGACTGGCGGCCGAGCTTGGCAGCAGCGGCTTCAGATGCTTCGATCTCGAACGCAGCAGCCTCGCGGGCCGAGCGATCGGTCGGGTTGGACAGATAGTTGATGGCACGCAAGAAGGAGAAGCTGCGGGCTTCCTTCTCGCTCATGCCGAGATCGGCGGCGCTCATGGTGACGGGTTCCTGGGGAATGTTCATTTTGTCAAGAACAGCAGCCCGGGCCTCGTCGATTGAACGACCAGACTCGACCAGCTGGCGGCCCAGATCGCCCATCCCATGCTTGTCGCACAGGGCGGAGATCTCAGCGATGCGGGTGCGCTCAGCCTCGATGGCTTCGGCCCGCACCACGGCCAGATCGGTGGTGTTGGTTTCCATTGAAGGAATGGGATCGTGGGATGGTGCTGCCGAAGCAGCGGGTTCTGTGGGCGTCAACGCGCGGCCGATGCCCACGGTTTTGTCAGCGGGAACGCTGACGATCGACACCTCGTAAGGTGCCCAGGCAGTAGCGACATAGTCGCCGCTGCCACGCTCCTCCATTTTGTCGATGGAGTAGCCAAAGGACACGTTCCGTAGAACGCCGTCCTTCACGTCGCTTAGGACTTCCTGAGCGAACGGGTTGCGGCTGAACCGCACCCGCGCATAGCCGCGCCGTCCTTTGCTGTCGATCCTCGCGCGCTCAACCACACCGATCACACGGTCAGGGTTGTGATTGAACAGCAGCGGCGCGCCATCGTTCAAACGGCTCAGATCTGCCGCATCAGCCTCATGGCTCAGGATCTCGTTGCCGAAGTAGCGCGCAACAGGGAACTCAGAGCTGAAGGGGAACTCATAGGTCCGATCCTCCACTTCGTCGAAGGTGGTCAGTTCGGCGCGTTGGTGCTTGCCGATGCCAGGCATGGAGCGCAGGGCGTCGATCTTGTTCAGCGTGCTGAAGCGATGCGCCACACGGACTGGCGTGCTCTCCCAATTGCCATCAACCTCTCGAAAAATCTGGATCAGCGCTGCTGGATCATCCGGGGTCCCGTTGATGACCACATCAGCATTCGGCACATCAATCTGGCCATCGCGCTCGATCCGCTCGATCTGGCCCTGAGCAGTGCCGCCACTTGAATCCCAGCGGACGAAGTCGCCAACGCTCAGGCTGCCAGGTTCGGCGCGATCAGCCTGCCCATCGCCGGTGGCCTCCTCGAACTCGATCGGCTCGAAGTCATGATCAGCCAGCCACGCGCGCGCCTCATCAACGGTAAAAACCGAGCTGCGGAACCGGATCGCCTGTACCTCGCTCTCGCCTTCCTTGATCCCATAGATGAAATCCACACCGTTGCCGCCTTCGTCATTCACACGGCGCAGCGAGTCATACTGCCCGGGATCTTTCAATCGCGCAGCGTGCTCATTCGGATAGGGGCGCTCCATCTCCACAGCGCTTCTCTCTTGTAATGCCTTGATTCTATCTGCCTTGCCATTCGACCAACTCTGCCCAGCATCGCCGCCCCATGCCGCCCATGCGACACGGCCCGGTGACGGATAGCCATCTTGATCAGGACTGAAGCCCTCGCCTTGTTTGTCCACCTCATGCCGCGCGAACCACGCCGCCATTGTGATGACAGTGTCAGGCGACAGTTCATCACCGCTTAAAATCTGGCTGGCCCTAGTCGCAGCAACCTCAGTGCCGCCCTGCTGGCCTTCGCTCTTCCAGTCGCGATAACGCTGCGCCTCCGTGCGCATCCCATCGGTCGGCATCAGGTCGATCTCGGTGCCGTTGACGTTGGCCATCAGTCGTCCAGCTCGAGGGGTTCGTCGTCCTCTTCTTCCTCATCATCCATCGGCGGCTCAGTTTCAGGCACTGGCATCGGATGCACCACGCCGCTCTCGGTCACCTCGCTCGGATCGCTGTCTGTCACGATACCCATCTCATCCAACATCGCCAGCTCGGCCTGACGTGCGATCAGCACATCATCCAGATCGCCGCCTTGCTCGCTGATCACCTGGCCCAGTGTCTTGAAGCCACACCGCACGGCTGTCTTGTACGCCTCCACTTCGCGCTGTGGGTCCACCCATTCCCAGCTCCTCGGGATCCAACGGCTGGCCCGGTAACGATCAGGATTGGTCTCATAGCCCGGCAGGTTCAGCGCACCGCTAAGCACCGCCATCTCGAGCCATGCCTCAAAGACCGGTTGGTGGAAGTTCTCGATCATGTACCGCTGCAGCACCCGATACGTGTCGCGCTCCTCGAGCAGGCTTAGCCGGCTGCTGCTGTAATTGCTCTCGCTGAAGTTCTTGCTGATGCTCTCAAAGCTGACGCCAACACCAGCCGCCACGGCCCGCAGCATCGACCGCGTGAACGGCTCAAGCTGGCCATCAGGTGCATTCAGATCCGGAACCGTCACGCTTTCGCCCGGTGCCAGGTACTTGAACACGCCCGGACTGAACTCGCTAACTCGCTCGCCTTCGTAGATCTCATCCCCAACCAGCTCGCCCTCAGGCGATTGGATGAAGCCCATCAGCGCGCTGCTGGCTCGCGCCCGCACCACCTCGGCCTCCTCATAGCCTTGCAGCATGTGAAGCCGCATCAACGCCGACGCGAACCACGTCACGCCCCTGGTCTGGCCCGGCCGCTCCGGCAGGAACAGATGAATCACCTCATCAGCAGGAACTCGGATCCGCCGGCCATTGGTCCGCGGGTTGCCCGCATAGGTGTCGCCAGGATGGTTCGCGTAGAAGTGATAAGCCTGGGGCCGCAGGTAGCCGTCCACCTCGATGCCCATCCGAACCGTGTTGCCGTCCGCTGCCTGCGGCACGTCGTCATCGATCAGGTAATCCGCCTCGAGGATCTGCAGCGCAAACGGCACCCGCGAATCACCAAACGGTCGGCGGATCATCCGCACGAACACCTCGCCCGACTCGGCCATGCTCCGCGCCAGCAACCGCTCGATGTCATGGAAGCCCAGCAGCCCGCTCACATCACAGCGGCTCTTATGCATCCACCGTTCCCACTGCTCATGGATCTGGCCGTTGATCGCCTCATCCAGTTGCCCGCCGCGCAGCATCCGCACCTGCGACTGATGCTTGATGCCGTGGCCGATCACATTGTTCTGGATCGCGCGCACCGCCTGCCGGGCGTAGTCGTTATCACGCACCAGCTGCCGCGCACGATTGCGCAGTGACTTGAAGCTGGACTTGATCTCGCTGTCAGCGCTGGTGCCGCTCGTCACCCAGTCAGCGGTCAGCCGGCTAACGCGCGCGCCCTGATACGCCCGCCGCTGCGGCCGCACTGGTTCAAAACCCATCGCCCGGAATAGCCGCGTGCGCAGACCCATCAGAACCTCACGAATAGGTTGTGCGGGTTGCCGAGCCCGTTGGCGATCAGGTCCGCCATCTGCTCACGCTTGACCTCGGCTTTGAGCTTAGCCTCGAGCTGAAGCAAGTCCGCCATGTCGTACTTCTTCAGATTGCGGTTGCCGATCGTGTACTCCTTGGCAACACCGCCAGCCACGATCGCGCGGATCGCCGCCTGCACCGCGTCCAGATCCTTCTGCGCTTGCGATCGGCCATCAACCGCGCCAGGCGTGCCGCTATAGCTAAGGCTTCGCAGAACCATCAGCTGGCCCGAGCCTATCGTGACCGTGCTGCCGGTCTTGGTCGCGACCGCCTGCCAAAACCATTGCCCAGCGTCGAAGCCTGTGCTGGTAGCCGCGGCGATCGTGAACTCCCATCCAGTGCCGTAGGCCGTGCCCACTACCGTCGCGCCTTCGCTGGCCGTGTTCGTCCGCAGGTAGTAGGTCAGCGTCCAACTTCCGCTGTCAATTGCATTCCCCAAATTGTCAGCGCCAGGAACATCCCTCCACTGGATGGTGTCGCCGGCCCTGATTTCGCTGGGGATGTTCACGACCTACCAGTTGGTAACAAAGCCACTGGCAGCCGCAGAGGCCGGCTGCCGTTTCGATCTTAGCGGCGCCTTCTTCCCGTTCTCCAACTGATCCGCCAGCTGCTGCCACATCGTCGCCTTGTTCATCCGCCGCGAGAACAGCAGCATCGCCGCGTAGGCATAGACCACGCAATCCAGCGCCTCGTTTCGATCACCAGCTTTCTTCACCCACTCACGGATCGGAAACCCGCGGTGATAACGCAATGCCTGCCGCTCGCTGGTCAACTGCCTGAAGTACTCCTCATCAGCAGCCATGCCGAAGTGCAGCGTCCCGACGCCGCCCACTTCGTTATGCCGCAACCGGCCGAACAGGGTTGTCTTGATCGTGTCAGTGCCCAGCTGATACAGCGTCACGCCACGCTTCAGCACCCGGCCCTGCCAGCTCACATCCACTTTGCTGCCCTTGCCCACCGCTGGGCTGTTGCGTCTGCTGCTGCCCTTGATCGCCACCACGTTTTGCCGTACGCGATCGCGTACATACCGATACACCTCATGGGTGCAGTGGCCGCCACTGTCCACCGCCACCTGCGACACCTTCAGCGCATTGCCCGCAGCCGTGGCCCACTCAGTTACCAGCACCTGATCCAGTTGGCCCCACACCTCCACCTGCGTCGGGTCGCCCATCAGCTCCTGGTGCCAGATCAACCAGCCCGTCTCGCCCTCGCCCCAGCCCCACACGCTCACCGCCAGCCGGTTGTCCTGCACGTCCACGCCACACGTCAGCAGCACCACGCCATCGGGGCAGGTGCCCGACTCATACGCCAGCCGCTTGGTCATCAAGCCATCAGCACTCACGGCCGCGGCATAGTCCTCTTCCCAGGTCTCAGCCAGCCGGGTGTTGACAAACGCCTTCAGCGCTGGCGCGTCTGACTTGGCCCGCAGGAAGTCATCGACCAGTTGCTCCCAGCTGCACCACCCGAGCGGGCTGTAAAGCCCACTGAGCTGGAACCCAGCCGTCCTGCCATCGCTTGGTGCGGTCGCGCGCCACTCGCCCGCCGCGAGCATCGCCGGTTTGTGGTTCTCCTCAAACCGCTCGCCGCAGTGCTCGCACTGATACCTCACATCACCCGGCCGCTTCGCATCCCACTTCAGCCGCGGCCATTGCAACCACTGCATTCCGCCGCAGCTCGGACACGGCACATAAAACCGCCGCTGATCGCTGCGCAGGTACTCCGCCTCAATCCGGCTGAAGTCCTTCACCGTTGGCGTGCTGGTCAGCAGGATCTTCCGACGCGCGAACGTCGTCGTCCGCCGCTCGGCCAGTGCCACCGGGTCGCCCTCGCCGTCCACATCGCTAGGAAAGGCGTCCACCTCGTCAGCGAACAGGTAGCGGCACGGCGCCGATCGCAGACCAGTGGCGCTGTTGGCCCCGGTCAGCAACATGATCCCGCCTGCATACTCTTTGCTGAACATCGTGTTCCCGCTGTCGCGGCTGCGGCTGGGCGCGATCTTCGCGGCCAAACATGGCGTGTCGGTGATCATGCTCTCGAGCCGCTGCTTGCTAAGCCGCTTCGCCATCTCCACCGTCGGCTGCACGCAAAGCATCGGTCCCGGTGCGTGGTCGATCACATAACCCAGCCAGTTGCTGCCAGCCTCCGTCTTGCCCGTCTGCGCAGCAAACATCATCACCACCCTCTGGATCGGGTTGTTGCTGCTCAGGCAATCCATCGGCTCGCGCAGGTAAGGCGTCCGGCTGGTGCGCCATGGCCCAGGTTCAGCACTCGCCTTGCTGCTCAGTTTCCGATAACGATCAGACCACTCGCTCACCGTCAGCGGATCTTCAGGCCGCAGCCCATCCAAGAACCCATCGCGCCATGGATTAGCCATTGCTCAGCTCCACCAACGCCGCCCGGTGCTCATCCGTCAGCACCGCATGGATCCGTGCCGGGTCCGTCTCACCCGCCAGCTGGTGGCTCAACCGGTCAGCCAAGTTAGCCAGTGCCTCGCGCACGCTGCGCCCCAACGCGAACGCTTCCTTCTGCACTTCCACCGCTGGCACCAGCTCCCGGCGCTTCAAGTCCACTTCCAGCTTGGCCAGCTCCGCCTGGTAATGCTCGCGCCGCGCACGGCTCTCGTTCAGCTCCGGGATCTCATCATCAGGCAACCCCTCCACCCGGCGCCGCAGCTCTTGCGCATCCCGTGGTGGTGGTGGCGGTTCGATCGGGTCCGGTTCGTCCACCTTCGCCGCGTTGTTCTTCAGCGTGTTCTTGCGCCACAGCTCCAACGCCAGGTCACGATCCAGCCAGCGCTTGCCGTCTTGCTCAACCACCGCCGCAGCGATCCGACTCTTTGTTGCATGAGTCACCGCAGCCTTGGTGCAGCCCTTGATTGCCGCGAACTCGGAGAACGTGACCAGCAAAGTTAAATGACGGCTAGGCTTAGTTAACTGATGCTAAACCGCGCTTAACGCTCTCGGGGTGTCTCAAAGTAAGACTCACTGAGACTCATTGCGGCGCAAGGGTTTAGGGGTTGTTAACGCTGACGCTAGAGAAAGCGTGCGCGCGCGAACGACCCGCGGAGGTTTGCCCGGAAAGGACCCAATGCGCTCAAAGGCATAGCCGATGGGGTCATGCCCCAAACCCCTTGCGGCGCAAGGGATCTCAGCGGGCTGTGGCCAGAGCCTGCTCCAGGCTGCTGACCAGGTAGCCCATGAAGCGCTGCTCAGCCACCTGGGTGCCGATCTGACCGATCGGGAAGCGGGCGCGGTAGGCGGCTCGGCCAGGGTCGGCAATGAACAAAGGCCGGAGCTTGCCGGCTGGGGTGCGCTGATAGATGCCAGCAGGACGCGCCCCACCGCGTGGCTTGCCCACCATCACGCTGTTAGGCCCACTGGTCCCCACCTTGGCGCTGATCGATCGGATGGTGGCCAGACCCACGTTGCCCCCTGAGTCACGCCTCAGAGCCCCTGTAGGGCGCAGCTGAGCCCCTGGTGGGACATTCCCCACCTGCTGGCCCAGAAACTTGCGTTCCAGGCCCTTCTGGGGACGCAGGCCGCCATCAATGCCAAACCGCAGGTATCGAGCCCGGCGAGCCTCGGCGTAGACCACAGCCTCCAGGTTCTGCTTGGTGCTCCTGTCGACAAGGAAAGCTCGCTGTGTGAACGGAACAGGGCGATCAAAGAAGCGCAGGGTTTCGTAGTTGAAGACCTGGCGGATGTCGAACGCTGTGCGGTTGAGCGCAACCGATGTGGCAAATGGCATTTGCCGCGCCATGGTCGCCGACCAGTTGGCAGCACCTGAGAGATCAGCGTCGAGGGTGATGGATGCCATGGGTTCAACGTAGGGCGCTCAAGCGGATGTGTGGCTTGGTGCTGCGGATTACGAGCAGCCCCCCATCGACGCGGTGGACGTGGTGCTTGATCCAGTTCATCCGGCTGTAGCGGGTGATGTATGCGCGGATTACGGGCTCAGTCCTACCAGTGGCATCAACGCCGTCATCCATGGGGATCAAGAACGAATCACCAGGAGCCAACGAGCCGAGCGGCCATGTGGGCTTCTCGTAGGTGTTGCGACCAATCCAGACAGTCCGCCCGTCAACCTCTCGGAAGGTGCCCATTGAAGTACCAATGCAATACAGCAACAGAGTAATACACCTGCCAACCTATCCAACCTCCCCCCTAGGTGCACTTAGACGGAAAACGCCCCTACCCTCCCTCCCTCTCCTGGGTTTATTACCTAGGTTAGTAGGTTAGTAAGGTTAGTAAAAGGACTGCAGGGGAATGGATCTGGACTCTCCAACCTCATCCTGGAGGTTGGACAAACACCCATTTGTTCCTACCTCCCAACCATGCGCGCTTCTTTTCGTAACCAAGTTCACGCAGGATCCCGGCCACCTGCATCTGGTCGGCGCGCCCTTGGCGCTCGACCGGCTTGTTGATCGCCTGGGTCAGGATGGCCTCGCTGGTGATTGGTTCAACGCTTCTGCGGTTGGTCAGCCACTCCTGGATGGCCGCCTTCCATGGGCTGTCAACGAGATAGGTTTCGTTTTCGGTGTCCACCTGCTGGGCGTGCTCGCGGCTGAGGTGGTTGGGGTCGCCGTTGCGATAGGCGGCGACGGCTGCGGACCAGATGGCATCGCGCTCGAGCAGCAGGCCATCGACGGGAATGTGCGGCGCGGCCGTGACAGGGATCACCCAGAAGCGGCGGTTGCCGGTGTCATCGACCAAAAAGCCGGTGTCCCGGTTGGTGGAGCCGACGATGATGGATCGGCGTGGGAACGACTCAGTTGCGCGTTGGTATGGCGCGCGGAACATGTCGGTCTGCTGGGTGAGGAACGCCTTGATCTGCCCGGCGTGCTTGCGGCCAGTGATGTGATCCAGCTCGGCCCACTCCATGATCCAGGAGCGGTGCAGGACCATCAGGTCATCCTTAGATCCGATGTCGCGGAGAGCATCGCTGAACCAGAGGCCGCCGAGGTTGCGCCAGAAGGTTGATTTGCCGCAGCCTTGCGGACCCATGAGCACGCAGGCCGAGTCATGCTTGCAGCCGGGCTCAAAGATGCGTCGGACCGCGGCTATCAGGGTCGCCTTGATCATGGCGTCATAAAGACTGCCTGGTTCGTCTTTGGGGCGTAGGTAAGCGGTTGCGAGGTTTTCGATCGACGTGGCGGGAACGTGATCGGCAACGTGCTCGAGATATTCGCGAACGGGGTCGTAGGGGTTCTCAAGCGCGACGACATGGATCGCGTCTGCTGCGAGTTCTTTGGATACCTTGACGCCCTGCTGTGCAAGCTGCAGGTAGAAGTGATCGATGTGCTCGACCGGCTTCTGATCGAGTTCGATGGCTGAAGTGAACAGGTTCCAGCGGAGTGCAGCGCCGAGTTGCTGACGCAGCAGTTCAAGCAGCTCGTTCGATTCGAGCTTCAGGAGCTTGCCATCTGCCGCTGTAGGCTTGTTGGCGTCATGCTCCTGTGGGTGGGATGCAGCCTTTAGCCGCTTGGTCGGTGCGACTGGGCGGCTTTTTTCATGGCGTGATTTTGGCTGCCAGCCGTCTTCCTTAGCGAGGTTGCAGAGGTGCCGAATGTCGCGATTGCCGCCGGCCTTAAAAGTGCCCCAGTGATAGGCGCAGGCATTGGCTTCCCACTTTGGGGATTGCCGGGACCAGGCATCCCAGTCCGCGAGCATGTGATCACCGACTGAATGGAGGCATTGACCGACCTCGATCCAATAGTCGTAATCATCAGCGCGTGATGAGTTGAGCGCATCGAGCCAGATGCGCGCCCACTCTTCATCGGTCCGATCGGCTTGTGTCTGTAGCTGTGGAAGCTGCAGCAAGGGCGCTGGGTCTGGCTGCTTGCGCTGCATCTGCTGCAGCAGGACCGATGGCGCTTCTGCGATGGGCAGATCATCAGGTGATCGATCCTTGAGCCAGCGGTAGGCGCCGGTCATGGGATGGGTGCCGGCCACGACGGACTGACAGCCGGACCAGCGAAGTTCGAGCTGCTCGCCTTTGATGGAGCTGCGGAGCTTAGTTGTCTTGATAGTCGCCCAGAACGGTTCGGGGACCTGGTAGATGATCTGCAACCGGCCATCGCGGCCAGAGGTTACCGCCCAGGATTTGGGGAGATCACGAAGGGGTGCGCCGATCTGCTCGAGGACTTCGGACGCGCCGAGGCCGTCGTGATCGACGAACAGCAGACCACCAGATTGGGGACCTGCAAGGACACCGATCGCAACGGCACGGCCGGCTGTGATCTCAGCGGCGAGTTGATCGCGCGAGATGGGATTCTTCTGCCATTCAGGCTGATAGGGACGCTTGTCGTTGCCGACGGCTACAAGCGCCCAGGCGGATGGGAGCCGCTCGAGCTGAGCGGCGAGAGTGATCGGGTCCATGCTGACCTGTGGGGTCCCGAAGTTTAGCTAGCAGGTTGGCAGGTTGGAGAGTAGATCTTCAACATCTGAAACAGAGCGGGCCACCCCGGCGATTCCGCCAGCACCGCGCACCACGCCCAGCCAGGCCTGCTGCTCTGGTCTGAGCCGGCCGGTGGGAGTCTTGACCTCGATGCTGGTGAACACGGCGATGCGCTGGCCGACCATCTCAGGGGTCACCACCACCGTGCGCCAGCCGATCAGATCAGCAGAACCACGGGCAAGGCCGAACGTCACCAGCCTGCCGGTGCGCGGGTCAGGCAGGCTGCCCACCTGATTGCGGAACAGGCGCAGGTCAGATCGGGAACCGACCGCCAGGCGTATCTGCTGCTGCAGGGTGGTTTCGGCGTTGGCCATCCTTCAGCGACCTGGCATAAAGCACATGCTTGGCCCACGCTACGGGGTTGCGCATGTTGCGGGCATGGCCGATGGCGATGAGCTGCTGGAGGGTTTGGGCTTTGCCTTGTTCGCGGCGAGCGGCTTTTAACGCATGGCTTGGTTCAACTTGCTTCAATGTTTCTAAGTCTGCGTTAACAATTGCAAAATGTCCAAGCCTGTCTATCACTGATTTTGCCTCAAGAATTGAACACTCTCCTTTTTCAGCGAAAAGGCGATCTAGCGACAATCTTGCTTGACCTGTTGAGGTTATACCTGCGAAGTAATATCGTTGTCTAAAAAGATTACATATCACTTCTTCTCCTAGGCGAGGTTTCCATGGTTTTTCGACTTCTACTAATTCCCCGTCTACCACGCGGATTTCGTGGGTATCAGGCACACAGTTAAAGCCACAGCATGGACAGATTGGTGCCGGCTTGAATGCCGCGAAGCATTGCGAACATGTCCGCACTGATGGCGCTTGCTCGTTGCCACCTGCGCGCTTGGCGCCATGCTCGAGCGACCACTGGCGGATGTCATCAGGAAAGCCGTGCCGGGTGACGTTACCGACGTGATCGAGGATCAACGCGGCGTCCTTGCCTGGTGCGGGCCTGAGCACGCGACCAACCTGCTGCAGGTACAGGCCGAGCGACTGGGTCGGCCTTAGCAGGATGGCGACGCTGGCGGCGGGGATGTCGAATCCCTCTGAGACGACGTCGACCGTCACCAGCACGCGGATGGTGCCAGCCGCAAACGCGGCAACCACCGCATCCCGATCGGCTGTCTCGCCCAGCAGCAGAGCTGAGCTGATCCCTGCCGTCTCAAATGAGTCCCGAACTGAGACGGCGTGGTTGACATTGCAGCAGAACGCGATCGCCTGCTGAGCGCCGCCCAGCTTGCGGTAGTGGTGGATGGCGTCACCGGTCACCGTTGGCCGGGTCATGGCGTCTGCAGCTTGGTCGATGGCGTAATCGCCAGCACGGCGGCGCAGCTGCGACAGATCGGCCACGATGGGCGGCGCAAAGATCCGCGCGGGTGACAGGTAGCCGGCCGAAGTGAGCATCTGGACCGATGGGCCTTCGATGAGCGCATCGAAGGTGTCGCCAAGGCCGCGGCCATCAAGGCGGCAAGGTGTGGCCGTGACGCCCAGGCGCAACGCACCAGGCCAGTGGCTGATGATCTGCGACCAGGAGCCAGCCGCGGCGTGGTGTGCTTCATCGATGATGATCAGGCACGGCTCCCAGTCGGTGGTGGCGAGCCGGCGGACGAGCGTTTGCACGGATGCGACCTGGACTGTTGCATCTGCACGTTGAACGCCAGCGGCGATAATGCCGTGCTCGACGCCGGCGGCTGTGAGTTTGCTGCTGGCTTGATGGATCAGCTCACGTCGATGCACAAGGATGAGCACCTTGCGGCCGCGGGCTGTGGCACTCGCGGTGATGGCGGCCAAGATGACGGTCTTGCCTGCCCCAGTTGGAGCCACCAGCAGGGGCGCGCGCGCGCCTGAGCGGTAGGCATTGCGGAGATCATCGATCGCGCGGTGTTGGTAGGGGCGGAGGTTCAAGCTGTTGCAGCGTGTGTGCTGATGCTATACGATGTGGCTTGTTGCGTCACGCCATGGACAACGCCACCTATCACGCCCACCCAGCGGTCAGCAAGTCGCACCTCGACCTGGTGGCCCGCAGCCCGCTGCATTACTGGGCGCGCTACCTCGACCCAAAGCGGGAGGTGCCAGAGCCGACCGCAGCGATGCGGATCGGCACCGCGATCCACACGCTGGTGCTCGAGCAGGATCAATTCGAAAGCCGCTACGTCACGGCGCCGCAGGTCGATCGCCGTACCAAGGCGGGCAAAGAAGCCTGGGCAGAGTTCGAGGCTGAAGCTGGCGGTCGTGAGCTGATCGCGGCCGACGATCGCGCGCAGATCAGCCGCATGGCTGAAGCTGTGTGGTCGCATCCAGCAGCAGCGGCGCTGCTTCATTGGCAGGGCAAGGCGGAGACCACCCACATGTGGACTGATCAGGCGACGGGTCTGGCCTGTAAGTGCCGCCCCGACTGGCTGACCAATGACGGCAACCTGATCGTTGACCTGAAGACGACCGAGGATGCCAGCCCCGAAGGGTTTCGCAAGTCGATCGGCGCTTATCGGTATCACGTCCAAGCCAGCTGGTATCTGGACGGCATCGAGCACGCAACCGGCCACCGACCTGATCAGTTCTTGTTTATCTGCGTTGAAAAGCGTCCGCCCTATTGCGTGGCGGTTTATGCCGCGTCGCCGGTAATGGTGACGATCGGCGCCGAGACTGCTGCCCGCGATCTGGATGTGCTTGCCACTTGCAAGGCTGGCAACGTCTGGCCTGGTTACAGCGACCAGATCGAGCCGATCAGCCTGCCGCCATGGATGCTGCCGCGGCCGGATGGATCGACGATGCAACCACCCACTGAAATCGAAACCTACTGATCATGACCGAATCCACAGCGATCACCACCCAGCCAGCAGGTTCGGTGTTCTCGGGCATTCAAGCCTTCGAGGACGCTCAACGGATCGCCAAGGCATTGGCTAGCAGCACGTTGATCCCGCCGCAATTTCAAGGACAGCAAGGGTTCGCCAATTGCCTGGTTGCGCTTGAGATTGCGAACCGGATGCGGATGTCACCCTTCCAGGTGATGCAGAACCTGCACATCATCCATGGGCGCCCATCGTGGAGCAGCCAGTTCATCATCGGCCTGATCAACGGCTGCGGCCGCTTCAGCCCGCTGCAGTATGAGGTGACAGGTCAGGGCGACTCTTTGGCCTGCACCTGTGTCGCCACCGAGCTGGCCAGTGGCAAAGATTTGCGCGGGCCAACCGTCACGATGGCGATGGCCAAGAAGGAAGGATGGGCAACGAAATCAGGCAGCAAGTGGCAGACCATGCCGGATCTGATGATCAGGTACAGGGCCGCGGCTTTCTGGGGGCGGCTTTACATCCCTGAGTTGTTGGTCGGCATCCAGACGCAGGAGGAAGTAGTTGACATTGAGCCGGTGACGGTCAAGCCTGAATTGCCGAAGACCAGCCTGGATCAGTTGAACGCTGCGATCGCTCAGCCTGAGCCCGAACCCGTGGAGGTGGTGACTGATGAACTCTTCTGAT